GCTTAATTCGGGTCTAGCAAAGACTCCATTGAATAACATGAATCCTGACCAATCCGCAATGAGCAGATAGTCGATATTCACGCCACCAGAATCAAGAACTGATGCAATTCCATGAACTGGTGCGCCAACACCCTGATCGATGACTTCTTCCTGCCATGTAGCAGGTTCATCTCTATTGTCTGAATACGCGTATGTACGTGATCTCTTGAAAAGATACAGAATATCACGGAATTCCTGCACATTGGTGAGTGGATTGCCATCTAATGGTACGATAATCAGCCCATCTACCTTACTGATAGCCTCTGGCTCACCCGGCATACTGACTCGCGCAACTGACCTATTATCAGGTTTCGTCGTATCAGGTGTTCCATCTTCCTTTTCAGGATAGGAACCTTCTCCAACGAGTACAAGTCGTGAATGATATGTATTGAGTGCGACTCCAGCAGGGATTACACTATAATTATCGATTAGATGCGATGCATCAGCCACAAGATCTGAATCATAGTAACTGACATTCATCTGCGTGTCAGTCATGTTAGGCAACGTGCCTTTAGGAATGAAGAAGAACTGATATCCCTTCTGATCTCCATTATACTCAGGGATTGCCTTAGTTGAGACTAGATGCCTCTTGACTACATTGATATTGGTAGGAGGTGTGGGAATAGGAATATTAGCTACTTGAATTCCTTTAGATGAGTCAATATAAGTGTTTCCACCAAAGAACTGTGGCCCCGGTGCAGTTAAATAGCCCGAATCAGTCTCATAAACTACACCTACAAGATGGAATCCGAGATCACAGAATCCCGGTACGTTATTTGAGAGTACTAATCCATCATTAGTAAGGGGAGATCCGACATTCACCGCCGTAGTAGCAGTTAATTGAGCATCTGTCTTATCAATAGTTAAATCTCTAGTAACAAGATCAGTTCCAAAATCATGCACTAAAAAGAATCCAGGAAATGCAGGATCTACAACAGACATTACTACTTGTCTACTAACAGTTCCAGCAGGACCAGTAGGAATACCAGTTAATTTAACTTTCTTATCCCCCGGTGCAACTAGTATTGTAGAAAATACGGGTCCATGTCCTACAGTAACTCCACCTGTAAAAGTACCAGTAAATACAGTAAGAAAAACATGCTGTCCAGCAGTTACGGTTCCTGTTGCTCCATCATTGTACGCAATCATCGGCTTTATGCCATTGGCAACACTTGGCGATGCCCCATTGTATGGAGGTGCTCCAGCAGCTTTACGCGCTTGTGTAGTGGCCTTCCCATCATACACATAGAGAGCCTCGCCCGGCAGCCCAATCTCGTAGTTGATTCCCTGTTTATCTGGTAATGAATGGAATGGAGTGATGTATGCGCGACCATTGATAGCCACGAATCCAAAGTCTGTCATCCCTACAAGTGATAAGACTTGAAAGGGAATTGCACCAGCAGCTCTACTAGTAATATGATGGATAGTTCCTGTAGTACCTCCAGGCCCACCAAATACAATGGTCAATACAAGTAATGTTGGACCTCCAGTAGAACCCGGACCAGTGGTCACATAATCATAGACTCGATAGATATTGTTTAAGGCAACATCAGTGTGATACTTATCCAACGGATCACGAGTCTCTACACCCGAATCAAAGAATTGAACATTAGTAGCTTCAATGAAATGATCCGCGGGGACTGATTCAGGATCTCCACGATCCCATAGTCCACCGAATTCTTCAATGATAAACGCTTCGTGATCTCGAATACCTGGCATGATTAGATCCAGATAACAGAAACTACAACTGGATTCGGCCCCTGATTCTCAAGATAAAATCCATGTGTCTGTGTTGGATCTAATCCAATGAATGTAGGACCAGTACGAGCTAAATGTAATCCTGTTGAGTCCAAATCATTACTTTTAAGTGTAATGAAATTCGTATTAGTGGGAGGAAGTAATAATAATACACCATTAATAGTAAATCCAGTAGGCAGATTGCCTCCACCTACATGAGCACCCGGCTGAGAAATTTCGTTCATACCCGTAGCAAGTTCAATAACATCTATTTCCACCAAAGAGTTTAAATTAGGAACCATGCTATTAAACAAATTCAGTGCAATATCTCCACCAGTATAGAGATGTATATCGACAAATGCAGTGGTTGCCATCAGCGGCCTCTCATCTTGTAGCTATATCTGAACGGTCGATGACGGGTCATCATCTGCTGCTTACCCTTATTACTAATCGAAATCGTTCTTTCCAGTGCTTTATCAGCAAGATCATTCAATACTTCAGCACGAGTCTCATTCTCTCCAATGAACATTGCACACAGAGCAGCAGTCTTATAGATGAGAAACATTTCAGCATTAGTATTGAAGTATGCCTTATCATCACCTTCAATTCCAGAGAGTGGCCGGCGAATATAGTTCAATCGAACTTCCATGTCAACATTCGCACCACGCATATTGAATGTTACATGTTCATTTTTGTAGCACCAAGATACAAGTGAATTAGTTGGTGGAAAATCATCAGGAAATTCTCTGCGATTTAGCAATAAGAATGGACCATCAGATCCAGCCTGACGTTCAGCTAATTCCTGAATTTCAATCATATCAATAGGCTTATTAGTTAGATATCCACTACCAGCAGGTACATGAAAAACCTGTGAAGTTTCATTAGAGATAGCAATATTATATTCCATCAACACCTGATCTAATTCACCCCCAGCTAATACAAAGAATGGACTACAAGCTGTGGGAGTATAATCAGTCTGTTGAGGATCATTCATCAATGCTGCTACTTCGAGCAGTATGATGTTCCTGTTCGTGGTTAACCCCGGCATTACTCTATCCTACGAAATTACCCAAGCAGAATTACCAGCCGTAATCGTGCAGGTGATAGTAGTGACACCAGTCAGATCGAATTCCTTGATATTATCTCCGGCTCCAGTGGCTACCTGAATCTGGACTGCTGGAGCATCAAAATCAAATACAATATTCTTTACGTCACGAATGACTAGAGCTGTGACCTGAACATTCGGACCCGTCTTTGCCGTTACTGTAGCTTGATGTGTTCCGGGCATTGTATCCTCCTACTGAGCGAATGTGAGATTCAACTTCTTTGCGAGTTCTGGATCTGCGATAGCCTTACACGTCTGACAGATAGGGAATTGACCATTTCTGAGTGCGCCACACGCGATACAACGGATTAATTCCGCTGCCTGCATGTCACCTAACCACGGTTTCTGCGTGATATTCAGCTGTTTACACGCGAGCCGCGCATCATCTGAGATGGAGAGTGGATTTCCATTCGACCGACTCCACATAACATCAGAAATCCGAATGATTTCCATGAACCATTTCTTCTGTTTAGCCTGAGCATCAATCAGAAGAGGCATATGGTTCTTTTTCAGTCCATCTTCAGTGTGTTCACCGGGAATATAAAAGATGCCCGGTTTTTGATCACCCGCATTGCTAGCAAGCAGACAATTACAGTAGTCATTGACGATAGAATCAGCAACTTGGATGGAACTGACGGGGATTTCCAATAACGGCTGATGTTCATCGATTTCCTTCCACCAACTACTGGTGCCAACTACAAGAATTGACGGTTTTTCAAAACTACCCGGAGGAATTTCAAAGAATCCGGGTGTAATCGTGGCCTTACTCTCCCGAACCCACTTTGGAAAGATGGATACGATAGTACATTTATCCATTGGATTGACGGGAGCGCGTAAAGTCCGACGATTAATTTGACTAATACCCGGAAATTCACCTACAATACTCATGTTATTCCTTATTGTAATTTGGGGGAACTACAATACCCTGCTTGTAATTCGGTAATCCTCTGTTCCTTACCTTCTGGGGTAGTATTCTTCTCTGAGTCTATATACTTCCTCATTGAAGCTTTACCCAGAGCTGCAAAAAGCGTATCCACAACAAACTTAGTAGCAGCCCATATAGGAGGTAATGCGTTCTGGTCCCCATCACAGTATGACCAAATCGGTTCGTAACTGATTTTAACTGCTGGGAGTTCATGTTGACTAATCTCGGGAACTGCTACCAGCCGTTCTAACACATACATTTCTTTCATGTACGGATATTTCTTAACTTCACGCACTTCTGCATGAAGAAGCTGAATTCCACCAACCATGTCCACCAGCCGCATCTCAGTCTCATCTGGTGCCCACACTATCCTAAAGGATGGTTGCCCTGTTACTACGTCAGTTCCGTAGTAATTAATTAATCTTTGGTTGAGAGTCTCTATTGATTCCATTATTTGGGTTTCCTAAATCCAAAATATGGTTTGAAAATGGGACAATGCCATATGAATAATACACTCCCCACGATAACTGCCCACAGTATAATTGATTCCATGTGTTGAGTGGGGGTTATTAGCCCCCACCCCCCAAGTCTAGACGCCGTTCTCGATAATCCACTTACCGAGTGATTTCACAAAGATCAGCATCAGTGCTCTATTCTGAGCAGCCGCAAGGCCAACCAGAATATTACCTGATGTTCCCAATGTGATAGCACCAGCAGTGGGTACTAGAATCACAAATCCACTAAATCCTCCACCGAATGATGGAACGATGTTATTGATTTGTGTAGAGCCAGTCACCAGCACAATATCAGTCTTGGGACTGATTGTAGCTGCTGACGCTAGTGTACTTTCACTTAACTTACTTGTTGTACCTGGAATCACGTTCCACCTCCATCCACCATGAGAATGACGGTAGGTAGGGGCTGAAGCATATCACACGCGGGGCGCGTGAGTCCCAACTTTCAACCCCTACCTGACCGAATTAGCCCACTGGAACGTACTTCGCAGTAGACGGATTATAGACCAGTAACATAACCTCACCAACCACACTAGCTTTAGTGGTGGCGATGTTGTTACCAGCAGTGATGCCAGCAGTTCCAGCGAACTGAATTGCCAGCATGTGTGCGTGTGCAACAGGGGGAGTAATGGCAGTAATTGCCACGTTTCCTGTTAACACGGTGAGGAAACTAACAGGTACAATCGTACCAGCAGCCGCGATGGTCTGTGGTGCAACTGCATTCACAGGATTCAGCGCCGCCCAATCGGATGCAACAATAGGCATGTTATCTCCTAGTATCCAACTGGGATAGCGAGGTTATTGATGTAGCTGCACGCAGCAGGATTACTCACGTAAGTCTGCATACCCACAACCATGTAGAAGATTTCCGCAGCCGCCACACCACCAGACGGTCCACGAATCTCGAAGATATTCCTTCCATCAGTCTTGTAGAATCCGATGGGAAGAATCTCTGCGCGACCCCACACTTCATCGACCACGAAGTCAATGCGTGTCTTATCCCAGTTATAGGAAACTGTGATAGGAGCACCAGCCAACTGCATGTTGGAACCACCGAAATACATATTCAGTGCTTCCTCTTTAGCAGCCTTCTGAATAATGGACACTAACTGTCCAATTTCTTCATAAGCCTGCTGTTGACAGGGATGTGTCCACGCCTTCGGGCTGAAATTGTTATCAATTCCAACACGATCACCAATCTTATTGATTGCGAGACGTGGAAGTGGAAGAGTCAGTGCAGCATTACCCGCATCAACACGATTAGCACGAACTTCTGGAGTGGTTGAGCGCGCAAATCCAAGCCACGTACCAGCAGATGCGTTATCATGGTGATAAGGCACACCAAACAGACCGGGGAGTGAAAGTGGAGCTGAAAGACCCATAGTAACGATCTTATCACCACCACCACCAGCAGTGCCAGCAACCTGTGGAGTCAATTCGATGAGTTTATTTGCAGTATCATGCTTAGTAACTGTAGCCACACCAAGCAGTGTAGTTAATGCATTGTTATAGACCTGAACGGTCTGACCATAACGGATCAAACGCGCACCGAAGTCAGTGGTCATAACCATTACATTGACGCCACCAGCAGGTGTGTCAGAAAGAGTGGTACCGATTACACCACTACCATTCTGCATCATCTGAGCATCTAACTGACGGCGCATTTCATCTAATGCCGTGGCAGTGAGACGACGGACTGAATTGACGATAGCCTTACGCGCATCGTCAGTAGCCCACTGTGTTAACTTGGTGTACTCAATGTTTTCACTGAGAAACACGCAATTCAGCACAGCTTTATCATACGTGGGACCACCACCACGACCCAGATCGCCACCGTCTGGATTGAAGTACTGGAATGAGCCACCGGGCCTCAATTCAAGAGGAACCCGCATCTGTCTGTGAGAGATCTTTTCAACTTCACGCTTCTTAATGCTAGCGTAGAACTTGTCATCCCTCTCAAACAGTACACGCACTTTTGGAATAACCTTTTCCAATTCAAGTGCGGCTACCTGAGATTCAACAACAGCCATGATTTACCCCTAGTCTTTCATCAATACATCAAATGTAGACATTCCTTTTGGAATATCTGATGCCTTACGAATTTTTCCACTAGAGGGGGCTGTGGATTTGCCAGGTACAATTGGACCCTTTTTAGGAGTCATATCTTCCGTATCTTCGTCTCTACTGCGTCCTAGACCTTTCAAAGCCTCATTCCGGGCCTTTTTAATCACTGTAGGCAGCAGTGTCTTAGCTTTTGAAAGGTAGGCGGCTTTAATGCGATCAGTAGATTCCTTATCGAATCTCTTTTCATACGCCTTTTCCCAGAGCTTGTCAATCAGCCCACGGAACCGCGTGTCTTTAGAGATCAGAGTTTCCAGCGTATCGAATGCTTCCTGTTTAGCATGATTACGCACATAGTCTGTCATCGACTTGTTTGGATCGATGTTCTGATCAATAGTCGATTTTAGCACATTATCTGCACGAGACTGTAAATCATCCCGTGTAGATTCAAACTTTTCTTTGAACTGTTGAGCTTCATAGTTCCGTAACTGGGATTCCCTCTGTCTATCTTCTGGTCTGTCCTGACGCGATAGAGGTGTATGCGGCTGGAAGTTCTGTGAACCAAAAATAAACTGATTCAGAACATTAGCAGCCGCCTGTAACGGTGCGCCCTGTTGACCGAGTGCTCTACCTTCCTTGACCATAGTCAGGATGGTATCTTTGATCACTCCTCCAAGGACGTGATAATATGCCTGTTGATCTACCTGTCTAAGCGCGGGTAGATAATTGTCTGCGATTCTTAAGAATGCTTCGTGATTCTCATTCTTTGCAGCCTGAAGTACCTGAGTGATATCACCACCCATTACCTGCTGCTCAATCTGATCCATTATCTGAGCTTTTTCGACAGCTACCTTCGCATCATTAACTGTCGGAAAAACTTCCGTAAACTGCTGCTCTCTGTAGTATGCCTTTTCAAGATAAGGAAAATCCTTAAATAATTTTGGATACTTAGCAAGGATTTCCTTCCGTCGAACCGGAGTAGTGAGTTCTAGATCTTCTTCCTTTGGACCTTCTAACTCTTCTTCGATTTCTTTGAGTTCATCTTTCTCAGTATCTTCATCGTCCTTTTCTTCTCCTTCTTCAGTCTCTTCTTTAGTAACTTTAGTATCAAGTTCGAGAACTTCTTCTGGCTCTTCATTTAATAACTCGAAAGTCTCTTGTGTATCATCACCTCCACCTGATCCAGCTCCGGTGTCCTCTGGATACGTTAGTGGAATGAATTTATTGAATAGTAGGCGCATTCTGATCTCCCTGTAATGGAACTCCAGCATTAGCCTCTGGAGCCTGTTTGCCATCTGTTGGGGCCGGTGGCGGAGCCATCATCATTTGAGCTTGCATCTGCATCTGCATGTCAATGTCTTTATGCATCTTCATGTGAAGTAGTACGTTTTTATAGCCAGCAGGATTCTCTACCTTGCATAATCTACCTGCATCTGACACCAACCATCTACGACAGATATCAGCCTCTAATGGATGATTATCCACATCGAAGTCCGCTTCAATCGAAGGAACTTCAACAGGAGGTGGTGGAGGCATACCCATCATCATAGCCTGCTGCATCATCATAGGATCAGGAGGCATCTGAATAGGTTCACTATTTACAAGGAGTTGAATTTCCTCGTACTGTTTCTGTCTGTCATCTTCACCGGGAATAATATAATCCGTGAGTCCGATGGCTTTCTTAATATACGGGATATTCTCTGGTGAGGCAAGAGTTGACATAAGCGCGTCGTTATTAATGTTAAACAGTTCCATGATTGCATCTTTTTGTTGGTTCCAAGTAATTGGTAAGTTTTCATTAGCTTCGAGTTCAATTGAACCGATTTTACCTTCGAGTTCCGCACGTCTAATAAATACATTGACGAAATTCCCAAATTCGTCTTTCTTGACTTGCTTGTCATCATCTTTCATTTCTTTGATATAGAGTGGTATAGCCTTTCCATAGATGTTTTTCCACCAGTGCAGCAACATCTTCCATGTGCCCTGCAATCTCTGTAGGGCCTGCGCACGACTCATCGAATATTCTGATGCCGTCCGCGACCCTGCCATCTGTCCGCCAAACAGTGAGGGCAAGGCTCCTGAAACAAGCTGCCCGATCTCCTGTATTTTAGTCGCAAAAGGTAGAACTTCCTGAGAAAGTGTAGCAGTACGTACCTCATAGAAGCCCTCACTAAGAGCACGACCAGATTTGGGTGTCGCAGGATAGATACCACCAGGAATAACCTCAGAGTTCCTGTATGCGTTAAAATTTAATACCTTTGGGTCAGCGAATGTCTGAGGGATTCCATGCTCAACAGTTTGAAGTACGAGTGAAATGAGATCGTTAGTAATGTCCTGCACTGAAGTGAGAAGTAAACCAAGCGGATCAAAGTGAATATAATCCGACAGAGGATTGTAAGTAAGAGTCCAGCAATCATCAAGACTTTCATTACATGCATGAGCAACAAAGTCATTGACCATCACCACCTTACAACCCATTGGATACTTCTTACGCAATTCATCAGCTTCATCTACATTGAGAACATTGTAAGAAGAAGGCCGAAGCCAGCAATTACGAACAGTAACATTATTAACAGGATGCTCACCATGATATTGAGGCGAAGTTCTACCCCACTGTTCGTACAGGTCATAGTTCGCCTGTCCCTTGACGACTTTATCTCTAAGGTTGGGATATTGTTCGAGGACATTTGCAAAATGTGTTTCGTATGAATAAATCAAATAACTACATTCCGATTGATTACGCGCCCATACAGGAACTTTGACAAACAGTCCACCATACACTTCCATGCACACGCGGGACTTAGGATGACTAGTCTGACCTACAAGACGTGTGATGGTAATAGTGTTAGTCTGCTTGTCAGGAACAACCATCTGCGCACAGTTTGGACAGATGTCCTGCTCTTCTAAGAAATTTGTTGGGGCCGCGTCCGCATCATCAGGTTGGAACTTATCTTCCTGTTGATATGTAATCGTCTCATCTGCCATCTCTGACTGACAGAGTGGACAGATCTTCTGCTCATGATATTCCGGTACTTCGTCGTATTCATTCTTCTGATATGTCCCGTACTTCTCATCCTCTTTCGCGTATGAGTAACACGCGGTCATACCCTCAGTGCAGAAAACGAAGAGTGCATGGAGCCAGAGTAGTGGTGCATCATTATGCTTAAAGATGAGGGCGGCAACCTTGTCTCCTGCTTTAGCAGTAATAACATCAAGGGGATTATCAGCATCATCAGGATAGCAAGTGATAGGAGGAACAGTAACAGACAAAGCCGCAATAATCGATTCAAGGTACGCTCTATAGACGTTAACTGGTTTGTCGTAGAATCCTTGATCGGAATCTTCTCCGGCCCTCTCGGTTTCGGGTACTCTCCAATCATGTGCAACCTCACTATAGTACGTGTGCTGTACATTCTCCCAGAGTAACTTTAACCGACGCCAAGTCCTGATCTGTCTGTCACGGACAGCTCTATCCTCATCATCAAAATGATCTACAATTTGTTTAAGTAGTGCAGAGATATCGTCTGGTACTTCTTCTTTAGCCATTATACAGCTACTCTCTTACGAGCCGCTTCTCTACCTGCCTGAACTGCATTCATTTGAGGTGGTGGAGCTGATGGTCCTAATCCTGCTGGTGCTTCTTGTTCCATAGGAGGTGGTTGACCCTGAGTAGCATCATATGCAGCATTACGACCTATATCCCCTAAGAACTGTCCAACTACTCCAGCTTTACCCGCACCACCAGCACCTAACGCGCCCTTAGCTAGTTTAGCACCCATACCAGCAGATGGACCGATACCTTTTAACGCGCCCGCGCCTACACCACCAGCAGCAGCACCAAGACCACCACTAAGTAATGTACCCTTCCAACCAGCTCCAGATGCTTTAGCATTTGCAGCAGCTAATCCACCTTGTAATGCCATCCCTAATGGGACGCCAACACCAGGAATAGCCATAGCCGCATATGGTGCGACCTTAAGTGCTATCTTTCCAAACTTTTTCCAGAATCCCATTGTCTTGTCCTACTATCGAATCGGAACGTCACTAATTCCAAATGCGCGTAACAGATAGAGTACAAGAAGAATAACTACGACCACCCTCAATACAACCTTGAAGGGTGGACTCATTGGAACGAAGTTTTCAACTAGATACAAGGCTAGACCGAGAATCACGATGACGAGAAT